GCAACGGGAGCTACAGGTCCACAAGGAAACACTGGGTCTATCGGTGCTACAGGTCCACAAGGAAACACTGGGTCTATCGGTGCAACGGGAGCCACAGGTCCACAAGGAAACACTGGACCCGTTGGAGATTATGTAATCTCGTTCAATGGACTCACGGGTGCAGTAATAGGTGTCACGGTTGGTGGAACAAATGTCTTCACCGCACTCAATTCGTTCAGTGCAGGTATGAGTGCTTCTGGTGGTGTAACATTCTCAGGAACCTTTAGCGGTGCAACAGGATCATTCTCTAGATTACTTACTGCGAGTGCAGGTATATCTGCTAGTGGTGCAACATTTTCGGGTGACATAGCAGTTAACGGTGGTGATATTACCACCACAAGTGCTACTGCAACGATATTCAACACAACTGCAACCACATTGAATATTGGTAGTGCTGCCGACTCATGGACAATGGGTGCTGCTAGTGGTGTTGCTACAATCAGAAACCCTACTCTAAATATTGGTACTACTTATGGACTTAATTATATTGGCACTCAACAAGGTTCAAGTAGTAATTTACACATACAACCATTTGGTACTCTGTATCTTGAACCGACTACCAATGCAGCATATATTGGATCATTTCCATCGTTAATTATAAATAATACATCAGCCGCAGCAGGTCTGGTAACAATTTCTGGTGGTGATCTTCTTCTTGGCAGTAAAACCACCAATGACGAAGACTATACAGCAGTTGATCTAGTTTTTGAAGGTGCATCACAAAATTTAAACCAAACCACAGTAACTGTTGTAGACCCAACAGCAGATCGTACAATTACACTTCCTGATGCGTCTGGTACTGTTGCACTTACTAATGGTGTTGTATCAGCACTTTCGGGTAGCACTTATATTTCTGTTTCTGGATCTACTGGTGCAGTTACCATTACCAATAGAGGGGTTCAGACTTTCAATGGACTCACAGGTGCAGTAACGGGTGTAACGGTTGGTGGCACAAATGTCTTCACTGCACTCAATACTTTCAATGCAGGTATTAGTGCTGCTGGTGGAGCAACTTTTGCAACTGATATTTCTGTAAATGGCATTAGAGTTGGTAAGGGGGCTGGAAATAGACCAGACAATGTGGCTCTTGGTAGTAACACACTCACTTTAAATACAACCGGAGATTATAATTTAGCATTTGGTTCCGGTGCGCTTGCTTCAAACTTAACAGGAACCGACAATGTTGGTTTGGGATACGGAGCACTTACATTAAATACTAGTTCTAATAATCTTGGAATAGGTAGTAGTAGTCTTGCAGCAAACTCAACCGGAACTGACAATGTCGGGGTTGGAACAATTAGTCTAGGAAATAATAGTACAGGTAGCAGAAACGTAGCAATTGGAAGAAGTTCCTTATCTCTGAATGGTAGTGACAATGTTGGTATCGGCGCATATTCGCTATCAAATATTTTAACTGCAGTAGCAAGAAATTATAATACAGCCATAGGTAGTGATGCAGGAAGATATAGAACTGGTGGATCAAATTTACAAGGTGCAACAGGTGGAATTTACATAGGCTATGGGGCAAAAGCAAGTGCAAACGCACAGACAAATGAAATAGTAATAGGTACTTTAGCAGAAGCCTTGGGTTCAAATACTGCAGTTATTGGAGCAACTACACAGACTGCTGCAACAATTTATGGAGTATTGAGCCTTCCCGGTGGTCTGAGTGCTGCGGGTGCAACCTTTAGTGCACCAGTAAATCTTACAAATACTTTATTAATAAATTCTTCACAAGGCTCTAACAATCAAGTTTTGACATCTACTGGAAGTGGAATCACATGGGCAACTCCAAGTGGTGGAGGTTCATCAGTAACTTCATTCAATGGACTCACAGGTGCAGTAACGGGCGTGAGCCGTGTGAACGGATTGAGTGGCGGTATTACTTTTGCCGCAGGTACAGGTATTACATTCAGCACAAGCGGGAATATAATCACCGTTGCTTCTGCTCCCAACTCCACTACACAGACACTGAACTTTTCTGAAAGCATTAATGGTATTGATGTTGTGTTCTACGGAGCGGGTCTAGATCTAAGCACATCTTTACAATATATTGAAAACTATCCAACCATCGTAGCAAGAATTCGTTGCAGTAGTGGCACAAAATCATGTGTGCTAGACAACATACAGTCTTTCTATGATTCGACAAATGGTTGGTCTGCCAGAATAGTTGTGAAACCTCCATTTGTGGATACAATAAGTTTTGTTGACATCACAGCAGAAACTATTATAGATGAAAGTTTAGACAGAGTATATTTAGATTTAACCTCTTCTGGTGGAAGTACTATTACTGATCGCTGGAATACTTTTGTAAGCACTAATATATACCACCGAGACGCAACCTATGTTACTAAAACAGTAACAGGTCAGTCATGGGTGGCAGCAGATTCGTATATTGAGTGCAAGGTGCTTGGAATTACATCAGCAGATCACACTCCCGAAGACGCAATTCTGGAAGGTGTTAAATTCGAGATAAATAACATTGTAGCAGGAACAGGTTTTGATATCATGGGTTATGCCTCTGAAGGCACATACGGTAAGTACACAATTAAATGTTTAGGTCAATAAGGAGACTATAATGGGCGTTAATATTAAAGGCGGAAACAATTCAGCAGGTTTAGCAAATGTGAGTTCCACATACGAACTCAATGTAGTGACTCCTCTAAATGAAGTCGATGCAGGTTTCGTACAGTTGAGTACAGAAATTGACGCAGGAGATGTCACAGGAACGCGTTCCGTGGTTGCACTTGAAGCCTCTGATGACTATCGTCTTCGTGTTGGTATTGACCAGACTGTGTTCAATGCTTCATTCGAAGGCACAACACTCCTGACTACAACTTGGCTTCAACTGCTGACTACTCACACCACAGCCCAAGCCAGCGGATTTATGACGCTGAACTCCACACCAAGTACAGCAACCACTACAGCATCGTATGTGCGTTCACACAGACACTTTCCTACATTCGGAACTTATCCAACCTACTGCGATATGTGGATTCGTGAAGCAAATATCACGGCTACAAACTCCATCAGTGAATGGGGATTCCTGTTCCTAACTGCACAAACCACACAACAACCCATTGACGGTATTTACTTTCGCCGCATTTCAGGTGGGCAGTTGTACGCAGTAGTCACGAACAACTCCACGGATATTGCGTCAACCACCATCACCACCACCAATGTGCCACCCCGTGATGGTGTTGGCTCATTTGACGCAACAGAAGCCAATCACTACTTTATTTCATATCACAACGATGTGGCTCGGTTTTGGATCAATGATGTCATTGTTGCAGAATTGGCGTGTCCCGCTGCAAATGCACAGTTGACTTCTTCGTCTAATAGTCCTGTTGGGTTCCGTGTTCTTAATACGGGTGTTGCATCAGTTGGACGGCAACTTACTGTTGGATTTGTAAATGTAGGATTGGGTGATCAGAATGTTAACAAGCCGTGGTCTCATGCTCTCTGTGGTATGGGCAATGGTGCGTATCAGTTTGCAAACGGCAACACACCTGGTCCAACCGTAAAGCGAACCGCTGGTACAAGCGGACACCCTACAAGCGGAACTGCTCGTATTGCAGGTACATGGACTGCAACATCCGCACCCGCATTAAACGAACTTGGTGGGTTGTGGACATCTCCTGCTATGTCAACACTAGCATCTGATGCTGACTACCCCGTGTTTGCATTTCAGAATCCCACAGGTACTGCTGTACTGCCAGGTAAGACTTTATATGTTACAGGTGTTCGTGTGGGTGAGGCGTATGTAAATGCTGCCGCTTCCACCAATGCTATATTCTTGTCATATATTCTTATGGTGGGCGCAAGTGCAACCACCACATCCACCGCAGACGCAGCAACAACGGTTTCGGGTAAGTCTCTTACTATTGGTGGACATGGATTTATTGCAACCGAAGTAGTAGGTAACACTAAGGCAGGATTTGAAATGCGTTTTGATTCTCCTCTTATGATTCCTGCTGGTCACTACTTCACTTTTGTAGTACGCCCATTTGGTACAGTAACATCAAATACTCTTGTAGTTACATCCAGTCTTGCAGTGAACGGATACTTTGAATAATGGCACTTCTTCAAATAATACAATCTCAAAATGGTGTTCCTGCTACTTATTGGAAAATTACATCTGTAGTTTTCAATTTGAGTGGATCGTGCACCATAAAAGTTGATGGATACTTTGATGAAACTGCTCGGCGAGATAATTATGATGCTATGAAATATTTTTCTTATACTGTGGATTTTGCAAATATGGCAACTGTATTTCCAACAGGATTCAATCTTATTGATGCGTATGATTATGTCAAAGCACAGGTAGAGTTTTCGTTTGGTTCTGTTGATGTGTGATTATTTAATTGAGAAAGAATATAAATGGGTATTAAACTTCAAGGCGGCAACGATTCAACTAATCTAAGTAGTGTAAATGATCTGAATCAACTCAGAGTAACTACACCACTCGAAGGAGTCTGTGGTGGATTTGTACAAGCAAGCGTTGAGGATGATGTGGGTGATGTGCTTGGGTCTCGTAAAGTACTTGCGCTTGAAGGCTCGGATGACTATCGTCTTCGTAGTAGTCTAGATCAGACAATATTTAATGCTACCTTTGAAGGTACAGTTCTACAGACTCCATTCTGGTTCTCAAGTACTATAAATATGACTACACAAGTACTCAATGGTTTTTTAACATTAAATGCCGGAAAAGCCATAGCAGCAACAGATGTTGCTTTTGTGCGTACCTACAGACAGTTTCCTATCTTTGGAACTTATCCCACTTATATTGATATGTGGATTCGTGAATCCAATTTAGACTCAACCAATACCATTAGTGAATGGGGTCTTATCTATACAGTTGCATCTGGCACACAACAACTAACTGATGCTATTGTTTTTCGCCGTACTTCGGGTGGTCAGTTACGAGTGGCTATTGTTAATAATGGTATTGATGTGGAAGAAGAGGCTGTCAATGTACAATGGGTTCCTTCTCGAAATGGTGTTGGTATGTATGATCCAACACAATCTAATCATTATTTGATCGCAGTCATGAATGATGTAGTTTGGTTTTGGATTAATGATACACTCGTTGCAGAAATAAAATGCTCTTCTGCACAGGCAACTTTTTCATCTGCTTCTTCTCTGCCTGTTGGGTTTCGTGTCTTGAATATTGGTATTCCATCAACGGGTCGTCAAATTGCAATAGGTTATATAAATGTAGGCTTGGGAGATCAAAATACCAATAAGCCGTGGTCTCATGTATTGAGTGGTATGGGTCAAGGCTCATATCAAACTCAAGTAGGTAGTGCTGTTGGTCCAACCGTTACTCGTGCATCTGGTGCAGCAGGACATCCCGCAAGTGCAACCGTTCGTATCGCAGGTACATGGACAGCAGCAAACGCACCCGCATTAAATAGTCTTGGTGGGTTGTGGACATCTCCTGCTATGTCAACACTAGCAACTGATGTTGACTATCCAATATTTTCTTATCTGAATCCTGTGGCTACTTCTACACTTCCAGGCAAGACTCTGTATGTTACTGGAATTCGTATTGGAGAGACTAATGCTACGGTAGGAGCAACAGGAGGTGGTGGTATGTTCCTTTCATATATTGTGATGCCTGAGTCATCGGGAACATCATCGGGCACCGCGGATACACCAACCTCCACATCAGGTAAATCTATAGTTATAGGTGGACAAGGATTTGCTTCAGGTGATGTAGCAGGAACAATGAAACCAGGATTTGAAATGTCTTTTTCTTCTCCTCTTGTTATTCCTGCTAGTAAAGATTTACTTATTGTTGTTCGTCTGTTGGGAACTACAGCATTAAATACTCTTGTCGTAACAGGCAGCGTTGCAGTCAATGGGTACTTCGAATAACTTGACTTTATTTTTCTTTATGATATAATAGCCGCATGTTCTTAGACTACTTTAAAGTTTCTCCAAATATTCCAGATCCAAACTTTCAGACCAAAATGGCTGCATGTTTTGACCTTGCCGCATACATTCCAGCAAATGAAAAAGTAAAAATTTATTATGGAAAAAAAGTAAATTCTGTTCTTCCAGACCATGATGGAGAAAAGGGTCAGGAGTACATTACTCTGATGCCTTCTGAAAGGGCTCTAATTCGTACAGGCTTGACTTTTAACGTGCCTCAAGGATATTCTGTCCGAATACACCCTAGATCAGGAATGGCTCTTAAATACGGTCTTACGCTTGCAAATTGCGAAGGCATAGTCGATGAAGATTACACCTATGAGACCAAAATTATCATGATTAATACTGGCATAGACACTGTGAGGATCTATGATAGAGATAGAATTGTACAGGCTGAACTAGTAAAGTATGAACAACCAACGCTAATGGAAATTTATACAGAACCGAGTCTGAAGTCAGACCGTATCGGTGGGTTCGGTAGTACTGGAGTCAGTTGATTTCTTTTTAGAAAATTTAATTGACTTAAATTCTTTCCAGACTAACCAAACTACAAATACGACAACTGGAAAATACCAGAATGCCCATTCAGATGCCTTGTCTGGAGTATTAAAAAAAGAATTTTCAGAGACTGTGTGAATATGTTCACCAGTCTTTGTCTTTAATGTGACAAATTCAGGACTTGTGCATGAGGCGAGAAAGAGAATGATTGGAAGTAAATATTTCATAAAATTTTTGATCCTTTTCTACAATTTTCTGATTCCCACAGTGGCTGAAGATTGGTATAATGACATAATTTATATATTTGATCAATATCATTTTTAGCACTTGCTAAAGGAATTATGTGATCGATATGCCACCCTTTATACCCATAATTATCCCATGACATTCCGGGTTTAAATTTAGATTCAATATAAACTTTAATATTTTCTATCGAACATCCTAAAATATCAATTGTATGTTTGTTTTTTATTAATTTGTGTTTAATTACTGCGTTTCTAATACGATCTCGTAATTTCTTTTTTAATGCATAAATTGGATCATTTTGCATTCTTTGTTTGTGTTGTAAATTTCTACGTTTTCTATTTTTAATTCTAGTTTGTTTACTAGTAGTTTTAATTTTTTCCATATTATTTAAATAATATTCAGCACGATATGCTTGATAATATAGTTTATTTTGTTTTTGATTCTCAATTACTTTTTTATCAATTTTTTCTTTATTATTTAAATAATATTTTTTAGCACATTCTTTTTTATAATTTTTACATGTAACACATCTACAACCTTTTGCATAGGCAGTTCGTGAAGACTGTGTTGGATAAGAACATACCGTATTCATTTTTATTTACTTGCTGCTGCTGAACCAAAGTAGAAAGAAACAATTGCTAATAATACTTGACGATTTTCTTCTGCTAAGAAGTATCCGGGAACTTCTACAAAATATCTTCTAGTCGTTTCTGGAATCATACCAAAAATAGCATCCGGTTGTTTTTGTGAAAATTCTACAAAGGTAGGAATACCAAAGAACGGTAATACAAATGGAGCAGCAACAACTGCAAATAAGCAGGCAAGCACAATAAGACGGCGAACATTCTTTCCAATATCTATTGGAACTCTTAAAGCGGCTTTATCTTGATTTTCTGTAGTACGTGCATTTGCTTGTAATAGTCTGTCAAATGTTTCTTTCTGATCTTGTGCTCTTTGAGCCCAATATTTAAAAAGAAACCCAGTTACCCCTCCACCCAACAATGCGATAAATTGTTCAGACATAATATACCTCAGTTCTTTTGATGTGAAAGTTGAATCTCAATTGACTCTTTGATAGCCTTAAAGTGTTTCATTAAAATATCATGTTCTTCTAACTGTGGTTCAAATTTTTCATTCCATTGAAGCAAAACAAACCCAACATTTGCTCCTTTATTTTTTAATGGAAGGCAGGCATAATTTGAAACATTCTCGTCTTCAAAGAACCCTTTGGTGTAACTTTCAGGTAATGACCGAAGAGGATAAATTAAACTTTTGTTTTCTACTACATGGACAAGCAAAGGAATAAACATAGAACATAAACTTCCTTTAAGAAGTGCAACTTGTGAGGTATACCCTTTATGAGTTGATTCGTGAGTTACAGAAAATTTACGCATGGAAATTCCATCCATTGTATATTCCCCGTTATGGAACTGTAAAATACTCACTCTCATGCACTTTGTAGTAACTCTAAGTTCTGTTAATAATTCGTGTATTTCTGTATGGATTGCAATAAAATTATCTGTTTTTATTCTAGACTTTACAAATTTCATAATTCCATATACACCCCCGATTACACCTACCATAATAAGAGAAATAATGTCTATAAATTTGGTATAATCGATGAGAGATAACAGCATATATTGAAACTCCATTGTGTGCATTAATATTTATATTCTTGACTATGGGGTAGATTCTGGTATAATGTACACCATGACTAGAGATGAACTGTTTCAACTACATGAAGACATTTGCCGTCGAGCATTAGTAATAATGCGCCACAAGTCCGCAGATTATGCATCCGGTACAGATCCGTTTGCTAATTTTAAGAGAGGAGAGATTCTTGGCTTTGCAAGTGCCGAAGAGGGGTTAATGTTACGTGTAATCGATAAAATCTCACGTATTTCCACCTTTCTCAAGAAGGGTGAATTAAAAGTCGGAAATGAGACTGTTCAAGACAGTATTCTTGACGTAATTAACTATATGATTCTACTTCAGGGATTGCTGGAAGACAAAGAAACCAAATAATTATGAAATTTTATACAGCGTGTGCACTCAAAGGGAACAAAGTTCTTGTTCGTGGCTATCGTAATGGTACCCGTTTTACGGATACTGTAGCATTTAAGCCCTCGCTGTACGTTCGTACCGACAAACCAACCAAGTATACCACTTTGACAGGTGTCAAAGTTGGTCGTATTGAGTTTGAGACATTATATGAATGTCGTAAATTTCTCGATCAATACAGAGAACTAGATGATTGCCCAATTTATGGAAACACTGATTTCATTACTCAATATATCATGGAGACTTATGCGTCTGAGGTGGAATACGATCTTTCCAAGATCAAAGTAGCCTACCTTGACCTTGAATGTGAGACAGAAGGTGGATTCCCTAACCTTGATGCACCCAATGAGCGTATCAATTTAGTTACGATTCGTATTTCTGGTGTCAACTATGTGATCACTATGAAACCGGTCAAGCTTCCGGATTGTAAAGTTATTTTGGTTGCATCTGAAAAAGAATTGATTAAAAAGATTTTTGATATTCTTAAACACTGCGATCCAGACATTTTGACTGGTTGGAATATCAAACTCTTTGATATGCCCTATATCATTGGTCGTGCTAAACTTTTCTTTGATGAAAAAGAAATTCAAGGATGGATGCCATTTGGTCTGATGAAAATGCGTATCACCAATATTGGTGGTAAAGACTACACATTATATGAATTTCCTGGATATACCATTCTGGATTACATGGATTTGTACAAGAAGTTTTCTGGGACCAACCAGGAGAGTTACGCCCTAAATAATATAGCAAAGGTAGAACTAGATGAACAAAAACTGGATTATACCGAGTATGGGTCATTGCGTGAGTTTTATACGCAAAACTTTCAAAAGTTTGCTGAATACAATATCCAAGACGTGGTCTTGGTTGAGCGACTTGAGGATAAACTAAAGTTAATTGATCTTGCAGTTTCGATTGCATATGAAGCCAAGATCACCTTTGATACAGTTTTCTTTGCTACTCGTATTTGGGAAACTATTTGTTGTGACTATCTTGCCAAACAAAACATTGTTCCCCCATTGAAGACTAAGTACGCAAAGGACGAGCAGTTCATTGGTGCATATGTTAAGGATGTCATTCCCGGTCTCTATAAAAATGTTGTGAGTTTCGATGCAACATCTCTGTATCCTTCTATTATCATTGGTTGGAACATTTCACCTGAGACCTGTATTGTCAAGAATTCATCATTGAATGCAGATGACTTTTTGCGTAGTAATCGTAAAGAGATTCCTGACATGATTCAAGATGCTATTGATCAAAATGCATGTTTGGCATGTAATGGGTCAGTCTTTTCAAATGGTGTAAAGGGATTCATTCCTACTTTGATTGAGATCACCTTTAATCAACGACAGGAAGCCAAGAAGAAGATGATCAAGTTGGAGAAGGAATATGAAATCTCCAAAGATAATAATCTCATTCCTCTGATTGCTGCTCTCAAGATTCGTCAGTCCGTGAAGAAGATTCTAGCAAACAGTCTGTATGGCTGTCTTGGTAATCCTGCATTCACATACTCTTCTCCTGAACTTGCAACTGCAGTTACCGTTACCGGTCAGGTTATCATTCGATCTGCCGAAGAGCAGATGAATGCTTATATCAACAAGGTTATGAAGAACAAGACCATAAAGGATTATGTAATTGCAGTTGATACTGATTCAGTATACTTGAATCTCGAAGATATTATTTCTAGAGTTTCTGAAGATAGTCCCATTAAGGATGTTACTTCCTTTATCGATAATATTTGTGAAAATAATATTCAAAAAGAATTGACTGGAAGTATGAGCATACTTACAACTAAATTAAACTGCCTCGCTAATAAAATTGTGTTTAAACGCGAAGCAATTGCATCAGTTGGATTGTTTGTTGCCAAAAAGAAATATGCATTGTTATTGAATGACCTTGAGGGTGTTAGATTCGGTGAACCTAAGTTGAAGATCATGGGTCTTGAATCTGTTCGTAGCAGCACTCCTGGTATCGTTCGAGCCAAACTCAAAGAATGTATCATGATTATCATGACACAGAATGAAGAGAAGTTACGTAAGTATGTCAATACATTTTACGATGAATTTATCAAGTTACCTATTGAGGATATTGCTTCACCAAGAGGTGTTAAAGGTATTTCGAAGTACAGCAGTAATGATGATATATATAAGGGTGGTACACCAATAGCAACCAAAGCAGCATTGTTACACAATGCATATCTTAAAAAGTTGCATATCGACAAAACAATTCCTTCTATCAAAGAAAATGATAAAATCAAATTTGTTTTTGTTAAAGTTCCAAACCCATATGGAAAAAATGGTAAAGATGGTGTGATGGGCTTTATCAATAAATGTCCTCCTGAATTTGAATTGAAAAAATATATTGACTTAGAGAAACAGTTTGAAAAAACATTTTATGAACCTCTCGACAATATTTTACAAGTTATTAAATGGTCGATCAGTAACAAAATTACACTTGAATCTTTTTTTGGATAATACATCAGAACGGAATGTTAAGAAATGGTAAAGACCTTTAAATCTAGATATGGGGATGAACGAATCCTTAGAAAACGTAAAGACGGAAACTATACTCTCGAAGGTCACACCTTATTTTCTAGGAGTGGCGATGGTTTATTTGACTTTGAAGGTGGTCCATGCATTATGGTTGGTGATAGACTACTTGACATTGTCAATGACGTAGATGACGTAATTATAGAATCAGTTACTATTGATGGCACTATAGTTGAAGAAAACTATATGCGTGTTATCATTACAACAAAACCTATTAAAAGAGGTAAGAATAAAAGTGACAAAAAAACCTAAAGTTACTATTACTAAAACCATTCCATGGCAATATGAATATAATATTTTAAAAGTCCCATATCAGGAATTTTTAGAATCTATTGAAGAGATGCCATTCGCAATGTTATTATATGAACATAGGTCTCATTGTGAATATAGAGGTCACAAATTAAAAAATCATCCAAACTTTGGTGATGAAAACAATCGTGATTTATATAATAGAATTCATGCTATTGAAAATGCACTCAAAGCACATTATTACAGACTTGGTGATGCTATAGAGGCATCACAGTATTGGGAAAACGAAAACTACAAACACACAAACAAGAAGAAAGAAGAGAATGTCAAAGTATCTAACAAATCTACTAAGCAAACTAAACAATCCTGATGCAGCCATCGTAGCCGATGGTATTGATGGTGCAGATGTCACAGGGTTCATTGATACTGGTTCATATGTATTGAACGCTTTGTTGTCGGGATCTATATATGGTGGACTACCTGCAAACAAGATCTCTTGTCTTGCTGGAGATCCTGCTACTGGAAAGACTTTCTATGCAATTGGTATCGCTACGCAATTTCTCAAAGACCACAAAGACGGTGTTGTCATCTACTTTGACACGGAGCAAGCAATCACTTCAGACATGTTTGCACAACGGGGAATCGATTCCAAAAGAATTGCAGTTGTTCCTGTTGCAACAATCGAAGAGTTCAAGAACCAGGCTCTCAAGATCGTCAATGACGTACTTGAAACACCTGAAGAAGACCGCAAGCCAATCTTTATGGTTCTTGATTCTTTGGGAATGTTATCGACAAACAAAGAAATGAATGATTCGGCTGAAGGTAAGGATGTGCGTGATATGACCAAGGCACAACTTACTAAGGCTACGTTCCGTGTTCTTACATTAAAACTTGGTAAAGCAAAGATACCACTTCTTCTTACAAACCATACCTACCAAGTTATTGGTTCTTATGTTCCTACTAAGGATCTAGGTGGTGGTACAGGTATCAAGTATGCAGCAAGTAATATCATCATGTTATCTAAGAGTAAGGATAAGACCGATGAAGGTATTGTGGGTAACTTTATTAAGTGCACCAACTACAAGAATCGTTTTGTAAAAGAAAACATGCATGTTCAAACACGACTCAACTATACTTCTGGATTAAGTAGATATTATGGTTTGACAGACCTTGCTATCGAGTATAATGTATTCAAGAAGGTCTCAACAAGAGTAGAACTCCCAGATGGTAGTAAAGCATTTGAGAAAAATATTGATGAAGATCCGGAAAAGTATTTTACAAAAGAAATTTTAGACAAACTAGACATTGAAATTCAAAAAGGGTTTAAGTATGGACAAGGCACTTAAAGACATTTATATTATATTAGATGATGCATCTGAATATATGACATTAGATACTGTACCAATTAAAATTATAGTTGACCCGTATCTTGGTGTAGAATTTAGATTTCAAAAAATCAATATAAAAATGGAAGAAGAAAACTTAAATATTAATTTTAATGTTGAAATCTTAAAAAACCCAAATAATGTTGATGTTGAATTAAATAACCAAGAGTTCATTGACTTCTTGGGTAAAATCCTGTATGATATGCTTGTATACCGAGACGATATTATAACGAAGACTCAGGCGGAACCTGAGCAAATTGATCTCGAAGATGATGTGCACAGTGACTCCTATGGAAAAAATTATTCTTAAGAATCTTGCCAAGAACGAAGAATTTGCACGTAAAGTACTCCCCTTTATCAAGGAGGAGTATTTTGCTTCTAGAGCAGAAAGAGTCTTGTATCTCAACTTAGAAAGCTTTGTTACTAAGTACACTTCACTTCCAACTAAAGATGCTTTAATTCTTATGATTGAAAAGCATAAAGGAATCAGTGAAGAAGAATACAAAGGTTCACTGCGTTTAATCACAGAAATTTTTGATAGCAATGATCGCGAAGATCAAGAGTGGTTACTTGACCATACAGAGAAATTCTGTAAGGAAAAGGCTATTCATCTTGCAATCATGAACTCTATTAATATTATTGATGGTAAAGATAAAGAGTACACAGAATCTGCTATTCCAGAAATTCTTAGTAATGCCTTGGCTATTAGTTTTGACACACGAGTGGGTCACGATTTCATCGAAGATTCTGATATTCGTTATCAATTTTATAACAAGACTGAGAAGCGTATTCCGTTTGACCTTGAGTATTTCAATACAATCACGGGTGGTGGTACTCCAACCAAAACTCTGAACATTGTAATGGCAGGTACAGGCTGCGGTAAGAGTCTTTTTCTATGCCATCATGCTGCATCTTGTTTGATGCAAAACTTGAATGTTCTGTATATTACACTTGAGATGGCAGAAGAACGTATTGCTGAACGTATTGATGCAAATCTTCTTGATACTCCCGTACAAGATCTTGCTAGTATGCCAATCGCATCATACAAGAAGAAGATGGAACAACTCAAGAAGCAATCAACAGGTAGACTTATTATCAAAGAATATCCTACCGGTGGAGCAAACTCAAATCACTTTAGAATTCTACTTCAGGAACTACGTACAAAGAAGAAGTTTAAGCCAGATATTATTTTTATTGATTATCTGAATATCTGCTCTTCGTCTCGCATGAAGCAGGGTGGTAACACAAACAGTTACCATTACATCAAGGCTATCGCTGAAGAACTTCGTGGACTTGCGGTTGAGTTTGATCTTCCGATCTTTAGTGCTACTCAAGTAAATCGATCTGGGTTTTCTAGTACGGATGTTGGTCTCGAAGATACATCCGAATCGTTTGGACTTCCTGCTACCGCAGATTTCTTCGTTGCTTTGATTCGTACCGATGAATTGGATGACTCCAAGCAACTAATGGTAAAGCAACTCAAGAATCGTTATAATACAACTGCTGTCAACAGAAAGTTTGTTATTGGTGTCGAATTCAACAAGATGAAACTACATGATGTTGACGAAGGTACGCAGCCCGTAATGGTTAGTTCTAACCAAAGCAGTAACAAGGATAAGCGTAACAACGAAGATTCTTATTACAAGAGTATCTCCGAGTCATCAAAGCAACTTAGTTCCGGATGGCAGATGTAATGCAGACTGTTGTTGATAAAAAATATATTAATATGGTGTCTGCTTCTCTTGAAAAATTCAAGTGGAAGAAAGATAACATGGCAGCGTGTCGGTGTTTTAAGTGTGGTGATTCACAGAAAAATAAAACAAAGACTCGTGGATATTTTTATGTCAACAAGGATCAGTATTACTATAAGTGCCATAACTGTGGATTCTGCTGTACTGTAAAGACAGTTCTAGAAAACTTGTCTCCACAGTTAGCAAAAGAATATTCATTAGAAACTTACAAAATGAATATTGGTCGTAATATGTTTATGACAGCAGATGTAGTTGTAAAGGAACGTATTGTTCCAGACTATATCGGAAAATGTATTACAGATCTTCCCAAAGATCATTACGCTAGAGAATACGTAATGAAGAGACAAATACCAGAAGACAAATTACACCTCTTATATTTTACAGAAGATTTTTCTAAGATTGCAGAGAAGTTTTTTAAAACTTCATTTAGAGAACCAAGACTTGTAATTCCTTTTTTTGATGACAAGGATAGAGTTGTTGGTGTTCAGGGTCGTTCATTTGAAGTCAATGCAAAAATTCGATACATTACATACAAGAGTCCACACATTGAGCGTTTATGGTATGGGCTGAACAATATCAATGCTTTAAAACCAGTTTACGTAGTGGAAGGTCCGATTGATTCATTATTTGTACCGAATGCTATTGCCATGGTAGGATCTAGTTATCCAGACCCACTGCCAACCAAAATTGAAAACAGTAAATTGATTTTTGTATTTGATAACGAACCTAGAAATATTGTCTTACACCACATGATGGAAAGGGCAATAAACGAGGGTCATAAAATTGTAATTTGGCCTTCTATACCTGAAAAAGATATTAATGAAATTTGTCTTAAATATGGTGTAGAGAAGATGAAACAAATGCTAGATAGTAGTACCTATTCGACAAATGCTGCCAGACTAAAATTTGGTGCGTGGAAAAGATCTTAATATGATAAAAGACAACTCAGACAATAATGATGGAATAGAAAAGAAAGTTTGCCAAGCTTTTTTACAATTTAATAATTATTTTAGTTTATATGTAAAAGAAGTAGATTTAGATTTATGGAATAGAGCAGTGGAGTTTGCGAAAGACAGCGTTGATGTCCCCGGTGTATCTTTAAAATTTATTGATAACGATAATACAGACGAGTAATAAAACTTATGAAACAAAGAATAACTGTCCTTGATAAAGGACACGTAGATCTTATTGATGTGATGGGTTCTGATTTAACAGTCGCCAATGCAGCCCGAGTTTCTTTTAATAAAGAAAGTGAATGGGATACAGATCTTAATTGGCTTGATAAAACAATAGAGAAGACCTTATCCGCAAAAGATAAAAAATTAATTTCTTATCTAGCTAAACATAAACATTGGACACCCTTTGCACATCCACAGATCACAGTAAGAATTAAAGCTCCTATTTTTATTCGCACTCAACTTTTTAAACACAAAGTTGGATTTGTAGAAAATGAAGTAAGCCGTAGATATGTAACTGATACTCCGGAATTTTATATTCCAAGATGGAGATCAGCACCAACCACTGGTGCAAAACAAGGAAGCACTGATTTTATTTTAGATTCTGTAGTTGAAGATAAACTGAATACAGAGTATAATATGGTTCTCGAAGGAGCTTTGAAAACATATGAAAATCTTTTGGAACAGGGTGTCGCCCCAGAACAGGCGCGATCCGTCTTACCACAAGGCGCGTATACGGAGTGGTGGTGGACTGGATCACTTGCGGGTTTTGCTCGGGTCTACACACAACGAAGTGAGGCACACGCTCAATGGGAAGTACGTGAGTATGCCAATGCGATTGCCGCATCGATTTCTCCGTTCTTCCCTGTATCTTGGGAACATCTGACTAGTAAGGACAACACATGACAAATTTATCACCATTTCAAGAATTTATTTTTATCTCTCGTTATTCACGTTGGATCAACTCACAAAATCGCAGAGAGACGTGGACAGAATGTGTAGATCGTTGGTGGGATTATTTTACCACCAAAGTTCCATCGTTACTCGAACGTCCCGATGTACGTGAAGCAATTCTAGCACTCGAAGTACTACCTTCTATGCGTAGTCTCATGACTGCAGGTAAAGCACTAGATCATGATAACACATGTCTCTATAATTGCTCATACCTTCCTATTGATTCTGTTGATTCATTTGCGGAACTGTTTGTTATTCTGATGAATGGTACAGGTACTGGGTATTCTGTTGAAAGACAATATACAGACAAACTCCCAACTGTTGCCAACAAGATTGTAAAGAATTTTGATAAGATAATCGTTGTCGAAGATTCAAAGGAAGGTTGGGGAAATGCAATTAAAACATTGTTCAGCGATCTCTATGCTGGTAAGCATCCTAAATGGGACTTGTCAAAAATTAGAGCATCTGGTGCACGACTTAAAACTTTTGGTGGTCGTGCTTCTGGTCCTGCTCCACTAGACAATTTATTCAAATTTATAGTAAAGGTCTTCTACAACGCACAGGGACGTAAACTTTCGGCTCTTGAGTGCCACGACACCTGCTGTGCCATCGCTAATGCCGTAATCGTGGGTGGAGTTCGTAGATCCGCTATGATCTCTCTCAGTGACCTGGGAGACCGTGAAATTGCCATGTGCAAGAGTGGCGCATGGTGGGAGCAAGCCGGGTTCCGGTCTTACGCCAATAACTCAGCCGTGTATCGCGGAAGACCCCCCATGGGACAGTTTCTTGAGGAGTGGACCTCTCTGTACAACTCCCACAGCGGAGAACGCGGTATGATCAATCGTAGGGCACTTCAAGAGCAAGCAGCGAAGTCTGGGCGAGACCCGGATTGTGAATATGGTACCAATCCATGTGCAGAAATTATTCTGAAACCTTTTGAATTTTGCAATCTTTCAACGGTCGTAGTTCGTACCGATGACACTGCTGCAAGCCTAAAGAAGAAGATTGAAATTGCCACTATTATTGGGACTGTGCAGTCTACTTTTGTCAAAT